TAAGTTGATGATCCGTCGAACACCCTTGACTATTGAGTCCGTGCCAACAATGATTAGGTTGATTATACCACGTAAGTGCATTTATCCCCCCCAACCCGAACGTCCCTTGTTTTTCTCTAAATTTTTTATCATTATCATTATCATTATTTAGCAAGGTGAAAAATAATAAAAGAATAGAACCGAGTAAAAGAAAATAAATCCACTCCATTTAGATATACACAATTAAAATAAAAATGGATGCTTCGAAGAAAAAAAGAACCTTACATAAATTTCTCATCGAAAACTTTTACATAGACAAGACACCGAAAACGAAAACGAAAAAAGATTCTTTAAAATTCAAAGAACAATATAAAGATGGTTTTGTTATTATAAATCTTCCGTCGAAGAATTCTTCTTATAACAATCTTTTGCTGACTTTGATTATGCTATACAACGATTTACGCTAATTATTTAATTATAAGTGTAAGCTTTCTTGTCGGTTTTTGACAAGAAAGGAACCACTTCAAGTTTAAGCACTACACAACACGCAAACACTATCTTCGCTATCTTCACACGTATTGTTTTTTGCAATATCAATACTGTCAAGAGCATAGTTGATAGGGTTGGCAAGAGCGGGTTGTCGAAGATAGTACATTCCTGTTTTCATCCCGTTTTCCCAACCATAAAAATGAAACGAAGTAATTTGTTGATACGTAACGTCAGGACCGAACCAAGCATTAAAAGATTGACTCTGGTCAACGTACTCCCCTCGATCGATAGCCATCTGCAGGAGGGTTTTTTGACTAATTTCATAAGCGGTTTTGTATTTTTCTTTTAAAAACTCGAGACGGGAACGAGTAGCGTCGGTCGCGTCGGGAGACGGCTCGAGACCAACCAAACTCCCATTTTTCCGGAGAATGTTTTGAACAGTCTGTGCCGACCACATCTCGATTTCTTCCAAGTCGGCAACCAAATGCCGGTTCACAATAACAAACGTTCCGCTAAGAACGCTTCGCATATAAATGACTTGCGAAAAAGGTTCGAATGCTTCATTATTGCGTAAAATCTGAGCTGTACTTGCCGTCGGCATTAGCGCAATTAAAAGCGAGTTTCTAAGACCGTGTTCCACCATCTGTTTTCGAAGCGTATCCCATTCTTCGTTGGTATAATAAAGGTGTGTATTGGCCCCTTTTTTTTCGCGTCGCCATAAATCAAACTGGAATAACCCAGACGAAGTCGGACTTCCCTGAAAAGAAGGATAAGGTCCTAGAGTTTTGGCCAGTTCAATACTTTTTTGCATAGCTGCATAGTACATGACTTCAAAAATCTGTTTATTAAGCTGTCGAGCCAAATCGCTTTCCCAAACGATGTCCAGCAGCGCAAATGTGTCCGCAAGTCCCTGAACCCCAATCCCAATCGGTCGATTTTTAAAGTTTGCATACGGAATTTCTGGAATCCCTTTAGGATAGTAATTCCGATCGATCGTCTGGTTAAGATTGTCAACGAGCTCTTGTGTCAACCGCGAAAGTTTGTCAAAATCAAACAACTTCTGTCCTTCCTGCTCTTGCTTCACGCATTTCGGCAAGACAACCGCGGCCAGATTGCACGAGGCGATTTCGTCTTTGGAAGTGTATTCGACTATTTCGACACACAAGTTCGAACATTTGATTGTTCCCAAGTTTTGCTGATTCGACTTTCGGTTACATGAATCTTTGTAGAGCATAAAGGGCATTCCTGTTTCTTTTTGGGCTAAAACAATCTTTTTCCACAACTCTTGCGCTTTTATCCGTTTCGAATATTGTTCGGCAGCTTCGTATTTTTCGTATAACTTTTCAAACTCTTCTCCCCACGTATCCGAAAGCCCTGGAGCATGTTTTGGACAGAATAGTGACCAATCACCGCCGTCTCGGACACGTTTCATAAACAAATCTGATACCCACAAAGCTTGAAATAAGTCCCGTGTTCGCATTTCATCGGGCCCTGTATTCTTTCGGAGATCGAGGAAATCTTCGATATCGGTGTGCCACGCAGGAATATACATCGTCCCGCTCCCCTTCCGGCGGCCACCCTGATCGACGCTTCGTAAGATTTCTTGTTTAATTTTGAGCCAACTGATTATTCCTTTCGACTTTCCGAAATACCCGATACTTGAATGGCGAATGCTTCCGTAATCACATCCCAATCCCCCTGTGTTTTTTGAAATGATTGCACAGTCGCGCCAACTTTTGGACAACCCTTCCATGCTGTCGTCTATTGACATGAGAAAACACGAACTAAGTTGCGGTCGGTGGGTTCCTGCGTTGTAAGCCGTGGGCGAGGCATGTGAGTATTCGCCCATGCTTAATCTGTCGTAACACTGCTTTATTTTTTTTAAGTGGGGAAACCACAAGTACGTTGCGATTCGAAGATACATATACTGGGGCGTTTCTAGGTATATAGGCGTCTGGTTCTGGCTGGTCGGTTCGTACTTTCGGAGAAGATACGATTTGAACAGAGTACTGTAACCAAACGTATCGAATGCCATGTCGCGCTCGGGGACGAGCATTTCTTCTAACTCCTCCTCATTTTGGAGCACAAAGTCAGCATACTCTTTGCAATATATTTCGGGGTATAGGCGGACGGCATCGGTAAATGATAATTTAATTTGTTGTCTCAACCCGTGAATCTGAATCCGACCGCCTAGAAGAGCCCAATCAGGATGAATAATCGTTTTATCCGCACACGATTTTGAAAGTTCAAAATAAGCTGTTTCGATTGGTAGGGTTGAAACACTCTCTAGGACCTCTTTTATCAGCTCGACATCTAAAGAGGGACTCAAATCTTGAACTAAGCTGACAATTTCTTCTAAGGTTATCAACATTTTGGTTTTATTTCTTCTATATCACTAAACTTTTCTAGATTTAAAATCAATTTTATAAAATTGATTTTAAATCTTAATACTAAATGTAATTTATAGTGATTGTTTCAGCAATGAGTCATGAAAGCGGCAATGGAAAAGGAGGGGAGATCGTACAAGAATTGTTTCAAATAATGAAAGAAGAATTGAATATTCTTGAACGGAAAGTGAATTTAATCAAGAAATTAAAAACTATGGAAATAAAAACATGGAATGATCTCCGACAGAAGAAAGAATTTATAACTCTTGCGCGACAATATCATCCGTTAAACGACGCTGATAACATTGCAACATGGATTCGTAAGATTTCCCGTTCCTCGTCTTAATAGCTTACTTCTGCTTCTTCCACCACAAATATCCTACAAGAAGAGGGGCGAATAAAGCAACAAAAAAACACCATATCGAAGAAATCGCGGTTTTGAAGGTAGTTTTTGGATCCATAAAAGATACCCCCATCGAAACAAATAGTGCTCCGAGATAAAATACGGCTATCGGTATAAAAATTTCAGGCACTCCAATGATGAATGCCGCGCCAATCAAAACGATTTGGATAGGGTACGAAGCTCCGAATTTCCATTCGAGGCGACATCCCTTGGAACAGCTGGGTTGGGTGGTGGGGGGAGAAGAATCGAGCAGGGACCCGAAACACACGAAGAAGGCTATCACTAGAATGATCTGCAGAGCAATCCTCTTTCCTTGGTTCTGTTTGAGTGTTTTCCACTTGAAAATAAGTATTGCGGCAACTACGACAATGGCATGCAGTTTCAACGACGTAGACGCGAGGGTAGTGCCCCATTGGTTCCATTGAAACGAGTTCGTGTCGAGACCGTGCCAGATACAAAATTCAGCTATCTGCATCAAGGAATACACAATAATTAAACAACCCAACACAGGTTCGTTAATGTGAAACGCTACCCAGGCTGACAGTATACCAATAGTTGCCGAAAGGGCACTCGTTTTTGAGTCATAGCACATCGTTTATTCTTAAAAGGAAATTAATCTTGTTATTCTTTATCTTGCCCTCGTACTAAATGAGACCAGAAACGGGAAGTCTTATCATAGGAGGAACATTCTTAATCATCGTTATAATTTGGGCGCTTTGTAGCCAACCTTCATCTTCCCCAATTTCCGAAGCATACAAGGCTCTACGCAAACTTAAAAAACAACTTGATACAGGAAACCCGCCCCCCTTAATAGACCGTCTCGACCCGGCTCGAGTACTCATGGTTCAATATCTTCCGAACTGGCGAGAAGGGTTTGACGGCGGCGCTACCGGCGGGACCAACCCTTCAAAATGGTGGGGAACCGTCGGCGACCCCGACACCCCTTATCAGTTTTCCCACGGCGGCGCGTGGCCTCCCGGGATGTACTCAAGACTACGCCAATGGAGTCCGGGATACGACACGACGACGAACTGGTCTTGGGCTTTTCGTCCTGGTCTTAAATATAAGAAATGGCCCCGTTCGAGATGGGTTGCCCACGACGACAACTACTACTACTACATTAATAACCAGCAATTTTTCTAGTGTGTTGAATTAGTTTTTTCTGGGAATAATCCATGATTTCTTCATAGTTCTTTTTTTTAGCAATAGAAAAACATTCTTCCCAGCAGAGAGGGGAGTGCTCAGTTTTAGACTGTAGGCATTTGATTTCGAAATATTTAACTAGATCGAGATTTCCACACGAAGCCGAAGTTAACAAACACTCTTCCCAGTCCCGAACGCTATAATGGTTGGATGCGTAATGAGCGATATGGACCTGTCGATGTTTGATTGCACAAAACACGCCGATCTGCCAGGCAGCCCATCCATACTGAAACGCCTGAAAAGCACAGTATTTAAACGCGTCGATCTTTCCGTGGGAAGCTGCAGCTTCGGCGCACCGTTCCCAATTTATCCTTGAAATTTGGGGTTTTTTACTTGCGTATTTTAAAATAGAGAGATTCGATACGATTGCAGCCCACAACATACAGTCATTCCAATTATAAATACGAGACTCTAACTGGCGAATATCTTCTAACGTAAATGGAGCGTAATCGTCTCCGTTGATAAGAAACTCACAAACAATTCCTAGTGTATCGAAATCTAAGTACTGTCTCAAAAATTCCATATACTTTATTTTTGTTTGATTTTAAAATTGAAATAAATATAGATACATATTTATACAAATTTTAAAATGACAACGTGCTCTATTTGTACCGAGACTCAAGTACAGTCAGTCGAATGCTACGCTTGTAGATATACCGCGTGTAGCACTTGTACAAAACAATATATTCTTTCTTATAACAATTCAGCCCAATGTATGAATCCTCCATGCCATGCACCATGGTCTTTAAAATTCTTGCACAGCAATTTTGACAGGGTGTGGCTCAACGGCCCGTATCGAGACCACTTCAATACACTTTTGATTAAACGCGAGAAATCGAAAATCCCGGAAACTGTTTCTCACATCTTACGCCTCCAAAAAGAAAACAAGAATGATAAACTTATTGAAGATCTTCAAGGCCAAATCAATGATCTTGAATCCCAAATCCTTGATGTGCAGAATAATCTTCAAATTATTCAAGCCAAAAAAAAAAGAGGACTTTCGTTGGCAGAAACTCCTCGGTTCCTGTGCCCCTGCCCGTACCATGACTGTCGGGGGCTGATCGAAATCTCAACCTTTCAATGTGGCGTATGCAATAATAAGATATGTAAACGATGCCGGAGTCAAATACGTCCAAAACATACACACGAATGCAACGAAAAAGACGTGGAAACGTTAAATCTGTTGTTATCCGATACTAAACCATGTCCTAAATGTTTTTCTCCCATTTATAAAATTGAAGGGTGCAACCA